AAGAAAACGAAGACTTTGAGATTGATGAAGAAGAAAATACAATGTCTATTCTAAATCGTTATATTGACGAAGCAGAATTTGAATTTGATAAAAACATTATCAAAGGTATTTTTCAAGATCTTTATCGACAAGCTTGCGAGGTAGAATAAAATGTTTCTCCTTACCCTCAAAGATAGAAAAGACGATGGTGCTTATGCCGTCCAAGATCAATATGGTCATAAAGTTTTATTTCTTTTTGAGGATGAGGATGATGCTACCCGTTATGCTTTGATGCTAGAAGACCAAGAAGACCAAGAAATGGATGTTGTTGAAGTTGACGACGACCTTGCCATAAAGACCTGCAAACTTTATAATTACAAGTATGCGGTCATAACTCCTGACGATATCGTAATTCCTCCTAAAAATGTTGCTATTTCACAAGATTAGATATAAAAACTTTCTCTCATCTGGGAATCAGTTTACAGAGATTGACTTTGAAAAACATAATACAAATCTGATTATAGGGACGAATGGTGCAGGCAAAAGCACTTTACTTGATGCTTTAACCTTTGCTCTATTCAACAAGCCATTCCGGAAAATTAATAAACCGCAACTCGTCAACACAACCAACGAAAGGGATTGTTTGGTTGAGATTGAGTTTTCTGTAAATAATCGTGATTACCTTGTCCGTCGTGGTATCAAACCTAATGTCTTTGATATTGAGGTGAATGGAGAAGCACTTCATAAGGAAGCAGATGATCGTGCGAATCAGAGAATCCTTGAAGAGAATATTCTTAGGGTAAATTATAAATCATTCACACAAGTTGTTATTCTTGGTAGTAGCACTTTTGTGCCTTTTATGCAACTTCCTACGGCACATCGTCGTGAAGTGATTGAAGATCTTTTGGATATTCGTATTTTCTCTGCGATGAATAATCTCATCAAAGATAAGATTCGCACTCAGAAAGATCAGGTCAAATCTCTTGAGTTGCGTAAAGAGAATCTCAAGGAAAAGATGAAGATGCAGCAAAACTTCATTGATGAGTTGGAGAATCGTGGTAATGCCAATATTAATGCCAACAAGGAAAAGATTGCCAAGTTGGATGGAGAAGTTGGTATTTACCTAACCGAGAATGCCAAGATTGAGGAAGATGTTTTCAAGTTTACAAAGGAGCAAGAGGAAGTTGTAGGTGCTGGAGATAAGTTAGTAAAACTAAACAATCTTAAAGGTAAAATTTCTCAGAAAGTATCTGCTATTACCAAAGAGCACAAGTTTTTCACTGAAAATACGGTATGCCCTACTTGTACTCAGACGATTGAAGAAGAGTTTCGGTTAAATAGAATTGAAGATGCTCAAAATAAAGCAAAGGAACTCAAGAAAGGTTATGATGACCTGGAAGAGACCATAAAGATAGAACAGGAACGAGAGCGTCAATTCATTGCTCTATCTAAGGAGATTACAAAACTCAATCATGAGATTTCTCAAAACAATACTAGGATTTCCCTCAACCAGAGACAAATCCGAGATCTTGAAACTGAAATTCAAACAATTACCGAACAACTTGAAAACCGAAATACTGAGCATGAGAAACTAGAAGAATTCAAAGAAAATCTCCAAAAAACATTCGAAGACCTCTCAAAGAAAAAAGAAGAAATCGTTTACTACGATTTTGCCTATTCCTTACTCAAGGATGATGGTGTAAAAACGAAGATTATCAAGAAGTATCTTCCTTTCATAAATCAGCAGGTGAATCGTTATCTTCAAATGATGGACTTTTATATTAATTTCCATCTGGATGAAGAATTCAGTGAAACTATAAAGTCTCCTATTCACGAAGACTTTTCTTATAGTTCTTTCAGTGAAGGTGAGAAAATGAGAATTGATCTTTCTCTTCTCTTCACCTGGAGAGAAGTTGCTAGACTTAAGAATTCTGTGAATACTAATCTGCTGATTATGGATGAGGTATTTGATTCTTCTCTTGATGGTTTCGGCACCGATGAATTCCTAAAGATTATTCGTTATGTGATTAAGGATGCTAATATCTTCGTGATTTCTCATAAAGCAGACCTACATGACAAATTTGAAAGTGTCCTCCGTTTTGAGAAGGTCAAGGGTTTCTCCCGTATGATATCCCCATAAGCACAAGACCGATGAAAGTCCCAAACTGGCAGCACCATTCCAAGAAGGAGCAGAAACGGAAACTGAAACCGCAAGCACTCCGACAAGCAAAGGCACGACTTAAAGCCTTCAAGAAAAAGCACTCCTCCAAAAAGGAGTGTTTTTTTTTATAAATACCTAAAAAGTATTTGTAACAATGGACGCACAAGAATTTCGTAGTCTTCAAGAAGCATATATGGAAGTTGTTGAAAATCAGCAACTTGATGAAGCATCAAGCAGAGATGAATTTACGAGAGCAGCTATTGCCCGCAATTCTGGTAGAAAGGGTGGAATTACATTTGAACCAGGACCAAATTGGGACCCCTCTGCTAATCGTGGAAAAGGTGCTCACTTATCACCTAAACAAAAAGAGAAGCAGCGTCGTAAAGCACTTCGTCAAGAAGAAGTTGATTTCTTTGATGTAATCCTAGAGCACCTGGTCGCAGAAGGTTTTGCTGATACAAATGAAGCAGCACTTGCGATTATGGCAAATATGAGTGAAGAGTGGAAGCAAAGTATTGTTGAGGGTGATGCTCTAAGAAATACTGTAAAAACCCTTGAAGGTAAAAGGGATGCTATGAATCGGGAAAAACCAGGTAGTGCGAATACTGCTGCCCCTGGCAAACAAAGTGTGGGTGCTGCTACATATAAGGCATATCAAAGACTCAGAGGAGTTTGAGACCACTTTCTAAACTGACACACCAGAGGGTCTTAGCACCCTCTTTTTTTGTATAAACTTGTATAAATAATAGTGCGGAGTAAAAAGAATGTGTCCCAATGAAAAATACTTATTATACCTATGCCTGGTTGAGAGAAGATATGACCCCTTATTACATTGGTAAAGGTATTCGTGGTAGAGCATATCAACCTCATAGAAGAGGTGATACTTATATGTCCCCTCCACCAAAAGATAGAGTGATTTTTTTAAAGAAAAATCTAACGGAGTTTGATGCTTATAAACACGAAAATTATATCATTACTATTTTGGGATTGAAAAGTGAGGGTGGTATATTAATTAATATGTCTTATGGTGGGGAAGGAAGTTCTGGTAGAATTTTGAGTGAAGAAACAAAGGAAAAAATAAGACAAAAAAATAAAAATAAAAAACTAACAAAAGAACAAAAGGAATTAATTTCTAAACAAGTGTCTCAAAGAAGGTGGTGGAATAATGGTGAGGTGGATAAACATACTATTGAATGTCCCGGTGACGAATGGGTGTTGGGAAGATTATATTCAAGAAAATTGACTGATGAGGAAATAGAAAATCTTAGAAAAATAAACACAGGTAAGTATGTGAGTGAAGAAACTCGTCAAAAACAAAGTGAGTTGCGGAGAGGTAAAAAACTTACCGATGAGCATAAGAAAAAAATTGGAGAAACATCTAAAAAATTAGGTCTTAAACCTCCGTCAAGTAAAGGAAAAAAATGGTGGAATAATGGTATTATAGAAAAGTTATGCTTTGAATGTCCAGGTGAAGAATGGGTAAAGGGTAGGTGTCCAGTTGTAAAAGTGTCCTAACGATGCCTTGATGGTCTTCGTGGGAGTCTATAATACTCACATATCGCAAAACTCCTAATGTCTGTTAATTTTGAAATTAAAGGAATGCTTGCTCGTCTTCTTGCCACAGAAGATTTGATTGTTGAGCATAAAAAAGTGGAGACTGCTTGTTTTAATGTTCATACACGAGTTCTTACTTTACCGATGTGGGAGCGTGCTTCTAATAATGTTTATGACCTTTTGCTAAGTCATGAGGCGGCCCACGCAATTTATACAGATAATATTGACTGGACAAAAGACTACAAGATTCCTCCGCAGTTTGTGAATGTGGTGGAGGATGCTCGTATTGAGAAACTGATGAAGCGTCGTTATGCTGGTCTGGCAAAGACTTTCTTTAATGGATATAAAGAACTTGCCGATGAGGATTTCTTCCAAATTAAAGATGACAATCTGGAAACTTATAACCTTGCTGACCGTGCAAATCTGTGGTTCAAGGTCGGTAACTATGTGAATGTGCCGATTGAAAGTGGTGAAGAGTCTGAAATTATCGGTATGATTGCCGATACTGAGACCTTTGCTGATGTGCTTGTGGCAGCAGAGGCACTCTATAAGTATTGCAAACACAAGCAACAGGAAGAAACTAAGACTCAGATTGACAATCTGGAGTCTCAGGATTCTGGTGCGAGTCAACAACCTGCTTCTGATTTTTCCGATCAGCAGGAAGGTGAGAATGACAAACCTGAATCTGGTGGTGAATCACAACTTCCCTCAACCAGTGAAACAGAGCAGGAAAAGAAACCTACTTCTCAGGGTGGTGAAACTAATGAGGATCCAGAAGTCAAGACGATGGAATCTCTGGAAGAGGCACTGAAAGACCTCATCAACAACGATGGGTATGAGAATGTCTATCTGGAGTTGCCTAAACTTGACCTGGATAAAGTGATTGTGCCTAACTCTGAAATTCACGATAGGTGTAAAGAATCTTGGGATAGTTTTATTCAAGATCGTGATTGGAAGTATGAGGATGTGTTTGGTGGAGTTGATAGTGACTATGTTGCTTTCAAAAGGTCGGCACAGAAAGAAGTCAACTATCTGGTGAAAGAGTTTGAGTGTCGCAAGGCAGCAGATTCCTATGCCCGTGCCACTACTGCTCGCACTGGTGTATTGGATTGTGCTAAACTTCATACCTACAAATACAACGAAGACCTCTTCAAGAAAGTCACCACTCTTGTCGATGGTAAGAATCACGGACTCGTTTTTGTGCTGGATTGGTCTGGATCAATGTCTAATGTGATGCTGGATACTATCAAACAACTCTTCAATCTGGTTTGGTTTTGTAAGAAAGTTGCGATTCCATTTGAGGTTTATGCCTTCACCACTGATTATCCTCTTGTCAAGTATGATGAGAATGGTAAGGCAGATTTGCGTCAACTTTCCTATCAGAAAAAGGATGGACTCGTCCAAGTTGGTGAATGGTTTTCAATGATGAATCTTCTTACCAGTAAAGTGAATGGTAAGACTCTGGATGAGCAGATGAAGAATATCTATCGTCTTGCTGCTTCTTTCCGTTACTATTCGCACGTTTGCTATTCATATCCTGTGGGTATGAGTCTCTCTGGCACTCCCCTGAATGAGGCACTGATTTCTCTTCATCAGATTCTTCCTAAGTTTCAGAAGGAAAACAAACTTCAGAAAGTCCAGTGTGTGATTCTAACTGATGGTGAAGGTGCTCTTCTTAAGTATCATCGTGAAGTCCATCGTCGGTGGGAAGAAGATCCTTATATGGGCACATCACACATTGGTCCTAATGCTTTCCTTCGTGATCGTAAGACTGGAATGACCTATTCTTGTGATTGTGAGTATCACGAATTCACCGATGTGCTTCTCCGCAATCTCCGTGACAGGTTTACTGATATTAACTTTATTGGTATTCGTGTGCTTGAATCTCGTGATGCTGGGCACTTTATTCGTCGGTATTGTGGGTATTATGGAGACACCTATGAAAAGACAATGAATGCCTGGAAAAAAGAAAAGGCATTCACTATCAAGTCTTCTGGTTATCATTCTTACTTTGGTCTTTCTGCCGCAACTCTTGCTCAGGAATCTGAATTTGAGGTTGCCGAAGATGCTACCAAGTCTCAAATCAAATCTGCTTTTGTGAAGAGTTTGAAGTCTAAGAAGATGAATAAGAAGATTCTTGGAGATTTTATTTCGTTAGTGGCATAAATAAAAATACCTAATTTGGTGGTTCTTTTTAGGTTGGGAAAAGTACCTTCGGGTGCTTTTCCTGTATAAATACTAATAACCACCAAATTAGAATAGAAATGAATTATCTAAAACATTATTGTAATCTCATCAGGAAAGCAGAGAAGAGAACTCCTCCTGAAGGTTATATAGAAAAACATCATACATTTCCAAAAAGTATCTTTGGAAAAAATAATAGAGTTGTTGTGCTTACAGCAAGAGAGCATTATATTGCTCACTTATTGTTAGTAAAAATTTATATAAAAAGATATGGATTGAAAGATAATCGAACTATTGGAATGATGTATGCTTATAATATGATGTCTAATAGGGGAGTTTATAATCATAGTATTTTATATGAAACTTTTAGAAAAAAATTTGTAAAAAGTATTAGGGGTGAAAGTCATCCTATGTATGGAAGAAATCATACTGAAGATACTAAAATAAAAATGCGTAAATCCAAAAATATGCCTCCTAGGACTAAAGAGCATAATGAAAAATTGAGACGAGCAAATATTGGAAAAATTATATCTAATGAAACTAGAGAAAAATTGAGAAAATCACTTTTAGGAAAAAATACTGGACCCAAAAGTCAAGAAACTAAAAATAAAATAAGTCAATCTAAAATTGGTTCTATCCCTCCAAATAAAGGAAAACCGCATAGTGAAGAAACAAAAATAAAAATAAGAGATAAAAAATGTAAGTATGAATATATTATTATCTCTCCATGTGGTATAGAATATAAAACAAATAATCTAAAAATGTTTTGTAGAGAATATACTAAAGAATATTTGTCTTATCCAAATATGTGTAAATTATCTAATGATAATTTTTATAATTACAAGATGTGGAAAGTAAACAGAGTGGAGCTGGTTGCCTGATAAATACCTAAAAAGTAATTATACAGATGTATTATCAAGAAGAATTGCTTGATGAAAGGACCCTAATGAAGGGTAAGAAAATCAGAAAGTCTGGGACTATGGATATCCCTGGATCTGAAGGTGCTGCGAGAAAAGATGTTTCTCGTGCTGGATTTAGAAAAAAAGGTCCAATTCAAGAGCCAGAAGTTGAAAAGAGTGGTAAGGATGTGCCTGTTTGGGTAAGAAGTCATAAATCTCCTGGAGATTATGCTGCTCATACCGCAAGAAAGCAACATAGGGAAGGAGATAAACCACAAAGTAAAGAATTAAAAAAACAATTCGGCAAAACTGGTGCTAAAAAAGATTCACCAGTCCATGATATTACTGTTGGGTCTCCAAAATCAAAAGTAAAAGATCCTGGTCAAAGAGCAAGACAATTTGTTGGTGCTCTTAAGGATGTGAAGGATAAGATGAAATCAAAGAAAGGAGTTGCTACAAATACTCCAACTGCCATTGATTCTGCCAAGTCTAAGGGTAAAAAGAGTAGAAGTGGTGAAGAAGGTGCCGAGCAAAGAGGTAGAATTTATAAAAAACTTGGTATGGGTGAAAGAAATCCAAAAACAGGAGTCCAAATGGCAAAACTAAACGATTCATTTAAATACAAGACATTTCAGGAATTTATGATGATTGCCGAAGGTATGACTATGAAAGACTTCAAAGCAAACCGCAGAACTCTTAAGCGTAGAGAAGCTTCTGCTGATGCTAAAAAGAGAGGTCACGTAGGTAAAGAATGGTATAACAGTGGTAGGACTTATTCTCCTGATGAAGCAAAGAGAATGCGTTCAAAACTGGATGATGAGGAAAGAAGCACAAGACATCGTAGTTCTATAGACCCTGAGGGTGATGATAGTAACTACTCTGCGGACAAGACGAAGAATCCTAAGAAGATTCGTAAGCAAAAAGCAATGGGTGAAATTGGTGAAAGTTACTTTGATGAAATGATTAGAAATACAGAAAGCAGGAAGAAACTTCGTGACATTGAAGATAGGGAAGTAAGAAAGGGTGATAAGTCAAAAGGTGAAAATCCACGCAGTAAGTATCCAACGGAAAAAGGAAAACTAGCAGGACATCTTCTTCGTGGTCCAGAAAGCACTGGGTCAAAAGGTAATCCAGTAAGAAGTCGTGGAGGGACAAATGCTCCTGCTGATGAAAGAGTAGGTAGAGGACCTCATCGTGCTGGAAACGCAGCATATTGGGCTGGAAATGCTGGTCCAAATAGAGATAGAGGTGCTGGGAATAAATCAGCAAGAAGGGCAGGTAAGTCTGTTCTAAACAATCGTCCAGAAGATTGATAAATACTCTTACAGAATTCTATTACAATCAATGAGTAGATTTACAGACCTATTCCAACCAAAACCAGCACCAGAAGCACCAGTTGTTAAAGAAAAGGAAGTGGTTGCTAAATCTGATAATGTTGTAGAAATTGGTAAGTGGAAGTCTAAGAAGACCAAGTAGACACTTTCCAATCTGTCACAGGGGGCACTTGATTGCCCCCTTTTTTCTTGTATAATTACTTTGTTGAAACGAAACGACCTCCCCCTTTATTATGTCCCTCTCTGCTGATTACATCCGCACCTCTCTCCAAAGTCTGTATGGCGACTCCGTAACTGCCGCAGACATTCGTGCCTGGTGTGCGATGAATGGCACCAACTACCAGACAATCTCCAACAAACTTGCTAACTACAAGACTGCTCGTGGTCGTTGGAATCTGGAAGTGACGCAAGATCGCGTAGAAGAGATTGAGCGTTCTTATCAAGCACCTGCTGCTCTCCCTGCTGTGGAACAAAACCTTATTCCTGATAAAGATGATACCTTCGTCAAGTTTGGTAATTTTAACGATATTAAACGTATTATTCAGTCCCGTCTATTCTATCCAACGTTCATTACGGGTCTTTCGGGTAATGGTAAAACGTTCGGTGTGGAGCAAGCGTGTGCTCAACTCAAGCGTGAATTGATTCGTGTCAACATCACGATTGAAACTGATGAAGATGACCTGATTGGTGGTTTCCGTCTTGTGAATGGTGAAACTGCCTGGCACAATGGTCCCGTTGTAGAAGCACTTGAGCGTGGTGCTATTCTCCTTCTGGATGAGATTGACCTTGCCTCCAACAAGATCTTGTGCCTTCAATCCATTCTGGAAGGTAAAGGTGTCTTCCTGAAAAAAATCGGTCGGTTTGTAAAACCTGCTGCTGGATTCAATGTCTTTGCTACTGCTAACACCAAGGGTAAGGGTTCTGATGATGGTCGATTCATTGGCACCAACGTGCTCAATGAAGCATTCCTTGAGCGTTTCCCTGTGACCTTCGAGCAGTCTTATCCTGCCCCTGCGACCGAGCAGAAGATTCTGGAAGGCATTGCTCTGGACCTCGGAGTGGAAGACCGAGACTTCTGTAAACGTCTTTGCGATTGGGCGGATATCATCCGGAAAACATTCTACGATGGTGGCATTGAGGAAATCATCAGCACCCGTCGTCTGGTTCATATTATCCGTGCCTATAGCATCTTCCAGGACAAGGCAAAGGCAATTCAGGTGTGTATCAATCGTTTTGATGATGAAACCAAGCAAGCATTCCTTGAACTGTATGACAAAGTTGATGCTGACTTCCAGATGCCATCTACCGACCCTGAACTGACTATTGAAGGTGGACATCAAGTTGACCTGAAGAATACTTTCTGATATAATTGGGGAAGGTAAAAATGTGCCTTCCCCTTATTATGGACGAGTATCCCTATTCAGAAAATCAATTCACAATGTCTATGAATGACAAGACTGGATTGATTGATATTTACAAAACTCCTGTTACTATGACTGAAAACACAAATCATCTCTGGAAATATAATGAAGATAAAATCCTGAAAGATATTCAGGATTATGTGACTAGCACTTACGGCAGTCACTATTGTGGTCATAACCAAGACTACAGGGATATTCAGACGATTGACCTGATGGCAGCAAAAGATCTTGCTCCTGGATTCTGTCAGGCAAATATTCTAAAGTATGGAAGTCGTTATGGTGACAAGGATGGTCGCAATAAGCGTGACTTGATGAAAGTGATTCACTATGCTATGCTCCTTCTTCACTTTGACGGGCATTATTCTCGCAAAGATAATGGTCTGACTGAATTCCGTTGATTATGAAAATCCAAGACAAAACTATGAAACTCTCTGACAACACCCTGACTATTCTTAAGAATTTTGCTGGAATCAATAACTCTATTCTTGTGAAGCAGGGAAACAAACTCCGCACGATTTCTGTTGCCAAAAATATTCTGGCAGAAGCAGATATCACTGAAGAGTTTCCCCGTGACTTTGCTATCTATGACCTCAATCAGTTTCTGAATGGTTTGAGTCTTCATGCCGACCCTGACCTAGATTTCAAAGAAGATTCTTATCTGAGTATCAAAGAAGGTAAGCGTCGGGTGAAGTATTTCTTTGCCGACCCTAATGTTATTATCTCACCTCCCGATAAGGAAATTCAACTTCCTTCTCAGGATGTTTGTTTCCAACTGGACAGCACTTCTCTGGAGAAACTGGTGAAGGCAGCAGCAGTATATCAACTACCAGACCTCTCTGCGATTGGTGAGGCAGGTGTCATCAAACTGGTAGTGCGTGATAAGAAGAATGATACTTCTAACGAGTATGCCATTGTGGTTGGTGAGACTGATGATGAGTTTGTTTTCAACTTTAAAGTAGAAAACATTAAAATCATTCCTGGTGCCTATGATGTGGTTGTATCTTCTAAACTTCTCTCTCAATTTACCAATACCAAATATAATCTGACGTATTATATTGCTCTGGAACCTGATTCTACTTTTGGTTGATGGAATTTTTCTTATACCTAACTCCTGAAGCAAAAGAAATCATTAATCAAATCTACAAAGCTCAATATTTGGTAAAAGAAAACATTGAGTTTTGTAGAAAAGATAAAAATCTTTTTGGATATGCTGAGCCATCAAAAAAATTTGTAATCTGTACAAATAATATTAAAAACAGTGGACATGATGCTAAGTTTTATATAAATGAGACCATATATCACGAAGCTGTGCATGTTGCTCAAATGTGCAATAAAGGAAACCCGTTTGGGATTTCTCTAAGTGATATGCCTCTTCCTCCAAATAAACTTAATGATATTAGAAATTCTGTTAAAGCATCTTCTGCTTCCTTTAGGATAGAGTATGAGGCATATTGGATGGAAGATAAACCAGAAAAAGTAAAGTATGTATTTCAAAAGTATTGCTTCTGATGAATATATTCGTTACATCACCGTGGCCTGCGGAAAGTGCAATCGTACTTCCGGATAAACACATTTGTAAAATGCCTTTAGAGGCGTGTCAAATGCTTTCTATCGTGGCATCAGAGAAATGGGGGCACGGGTATGGTTATCTATACAAGACCGACCACACCCCTTACAAAACCGAAAAAGGTGCATTCCGTAATCATCCCTGTACCAAGTGGGCAATGGAAAATATCAATAATGCTTATTGGTTAATCAAGTGGGGTCTCAACTTGTGCGATGAATACACTTTGCGGTATAATAAGACTCACTCCTGCTACAAGACTCTTGTAGATGCTTTCTACTTGTTTCCAAAGGGGAAGATTCCAGAAGTGACACCATTCGCAAGGGCAATGCCTGAGGAATGGAAATTTGATGATAGCATTGATACCTTTACTGCTTATAAAAGGTATATTGCTTCAAAACCTTGGGTGAAGGATAATTACCTTCGAATGCCCGAAAGACGACCTGATTGGATTTGATTATGAATAATGATTTTTTGTGGGTAGCAAAGTATGCCCCAAAGACAATTGAAGATTGTATTCTCCCTGAAAGCACAAAGAAGACCTTCCAAGATTTTCTAAATAAGGGTGAAATTCCAAATATGCTTCTTGCTGGTCCTCCTGGAATTGGTAAGACCACAGTAGCAAAAGCACTCTGTAATGAATTGGGAGTAGATGTATATGTCATCAATGGATCCGACGAAGGTAGATTCCTTGATACTGTCCGAAACAATGCGAAAAACTTTGCTTCGACCGTATCGCTTTCGTCAACTGCTAAACACAAAGTCGTCATCATTGACGAAGCAGATAACACAGGAAACGACGTTCAACTCCTCCTACGGGCGTTTGTTGAGGAATTTGCTGGAAATTGCCGATTCATCTTCACCTGTAACTACAAAAACAAAATCATCGAACCCCTTCACTCTCGATGTGCGGTCGTTGAATTTGGAATCAAAGGAAAGGACAAGGCAAAACTTGCGGGAAGTTTCTTTAAACGACTTCAACAAATCTTGGATACAGAAAGGGTTGAGTATGATGAAAAAGTCCTTGCGGAATTGGTATCAAAATATTTCCCTGATTTCCGACGAGTTTTAAATGAGTGCCAACGATATTCTGTTGGTGGGAGAATCGACTCTGGTATTCTTGCTGCTTTTTCTGATGTTGCCGTAAATGACCTTATCCAAAACCTTAAAGAGAAAAACTTTCCTGAAGTCCGTAAGTGGGTGGTATCTAATCTTGATAATGATGTCACTGTACTTATGCGTCGTATTTACGATGCTCTTTATAATGCCCTTGAAAACAATAGCATTCCTGCTGCTGTGCTTGTGCTTGCTAAGTATCAGTATCAGTCTTCCTTCTGTGCCGACCAAGAAATAAATATGCTTGCCTGTCTTACCGAATTAATGGTTGAATGCAACTTTAAATGAGCCTACTCAAAATTAATAAAAATTCACTTGTAGAAGAAAAAGTGAAAACCACTCCTGAGAATGTAAGAGAAGCAAACGAAGCATTGTTTCGTGCTAAAATGACTCTTCCTGCTGCTGCAAAGCATTGTGGTATGACGCAGAAAGAAATGAAAATGACCTTTCTTGAATACTTGAAGTATCATCCTGTTGATTATGAAGTCTCTTAAAACACCCTTAAGGTACCCGGGAGGTAAGTCCCGCGCTTGTGTCAAGATGGATACTTACTTTCCAGACCTTCGTAATTATGATGAGTTTCGTGAGCCATTTCTTGGTGGTGGAAGTGTTGCTATTCACATTACTAAAAATTACCCCAACCTGGATATTTGGGTAAATGATCTTTATGAACCACTGGTAAATTTTTGGCAGCAACTCCAGATGTTTGGAGTAGAAATGAAGGATAAACTCGTCGATTTAAAAACTTCAAATAATACTCCAGATAAGGCAAGAATTCTTTTTAATGATGCAAAGGTTGTAATTAATGACCTTCATCAAAATAATTTGGAAAGAGCAGTTGCTTTTTACATTGTAAATAAGTGCTCTTTTAGTGGTCTTACTGAATCATCTTCTTTTTCAGCACAAGCATCTAATTCTAACTTTAGTATTCGTGGAATTGAAAAACTTCCTGAGTATTCTAAGTTGATTGAGAAATGGCGTATAACTAATTACTCCTATGATTATCTGATGGATGGAAACATGGGTGCTTTTATGTATCTTGATCCTCCTTATGATATTAAGGATAATCTCTATGGGAACAAAGGATCAATGCATAAAAGATTTGATCACGATAAGTTTGCTGCTGATTGTAATGCTAATGATATGGATATGCTAGTAAGTTATAATTCAGAACAACTAATAAAGAATCGTTTTCTTGGTGGAAAATGGACTGCTGCCGAGTTTGACCTTACTTATACGATGAGGTCCGTTGGTGAATATATGCGTGAGCAAAAGAAACGTAAAGAACTACTACTTTTTAATTATGGAATTGAAGGACTGGTTAAACTCGATTAATCAAACGAAACAGAATCTAATTGAAGAAGACCCTTCACTTGAGAAGGAATATCCTCCTTATATTATTAATAGATGCTTATCGGGTCATATTGATTGTGTAATGTTTGCGAATGAAATGAATCAATATCATTTCTTACCTAAAAAACTTCAATATGATTTTTTGCTAAATAGTCTGAGGAAAAAGAAGAGATTTTCTCCCTGGCTCCGACAAGATAAAATCAAAGATCTTGATTATGTCAAACGTTATTATGGTTATAGTAATGAAAAGGCAAAACAAGCTTTGAGGATTCTTACTAAAGAACAACTTACTTATATTAAATCGAAATTTGAAACTGGAGGAACAAAATGAGTGTCGTTCAAGAACCCATAGTAAACTGGACGCCTAATATGATGATTGAAGTTTTGTTAAATGAACCTGATGATTTTTTAAAGGTTCGTGAAACTTTGACCCGTATTGGAGTCGCATCAAGAAAAGAGAAAAAATTATACCAATCTTGTCATATTCTTCATAAGCAAGGTAGATATTATCTTGTAAGTTTTAAAGAACTCTTCGCGTTAGATGGCAAACACGCAAACCTGACTGTGAATGATGTCCAACGTCGTAATCGTATTGCCCAACTGCTTGCTGATTGGGGTCTGATTACGATTGTGGATGTAACTAAGATTCAGGACATTGCTCCCTTGAATCAGATTAAAGTACTTGCTTATAAGGACAAAGGTGATTGGATTCTAGAAACCAAATATAATATTGGTGCTAAAAAGAAAAGGGTAGAGGATGCCGAATAAAAAAGGGACGGGTTTCCTACCCGTCTTTTTTTATGATCTGTTATAATTATATACGGATGCCAAAAGGGTCCACAAAACACAAACTCGCTTTTAAAGGAGCTACCATAATGACTAACCTTATGCGTTATACCGCGTCAGATCTTCCTGCCTTGATGGACAGGATTACACGCAATAGCATTGGAATGGATGAATATTTTGATCGTCTATTCAATCTTCATGAAACAACTTCTAATTATCCCCCATACAATCTTGTTCAGATCAGTAATGTAGAGTCAAGATTAGAAATTGCACTTGCTGGATTTAAGAAGGAGGAAGTACATGTATACACAGAGTATGGAAAACTTTTTATCGAAGGACAAAAAGAGGATAAAGAGTCTGATACCACATACGTCCATAAGGGACTGGCTCAGAGAAGTTTCAAGAGAGCATGGACATTATCAGACGACACGGAAGTTAGAGAAGTCGTATTTGAAGACGGATTACTTACTGTAAAACTTGGTAAGATTGTCCCAGAGCATCATACGCGCAGAGACTATCTCTAAATAGAATTGAATATCGTCGGCGCAGGGAGGTAACTGGCACAATCCAGTTGACACCTCCCCTTTTTTTGACTATAATAGGATGAGGGAGAAAATAAAAATGTCAATCAAACTTGCACTATTAAAATCTGGAGAAACAGTTATTTCTGATGTGAAAGAACTTGTCTCTGAGGAAAAGGTATGTGGATATGTATTTGAAAATCCATATAAAGTAATTACTGAAAGAAGCATTGTTCTTTCGGAGGAGTCTGAATATGATGCTAAAATACAGGTATCATTAACTCCTTGGATTATCTTAACTGAGGATAAGCAAATGCTAGTAACAATGGATTGGGTTGTAACTTTAGTAGACCCAATTCAATCACTTAAACAAATGTATGAGGAAAAAGTAAATGGAAAAGACAATCAAATGTCTCTTACTGAAAGTTGATAATGTTATCGTAACAGAGATTATTGAGGTTGGATCTGAATTGGGGGAACCTGATTGTAAGTTAATTAATCCTTGCAAAATAGATGCTGAAGGAAATCTAACCCCTTGGCCAGATATAACTGACCAAAGAGAATTAATGATTCACTCTGATAGTATTTTAACTATTGTGGATCCTAAAGAAGAAATTATTAAAAAGTATCTTGAATTAACTACCTGATGCGCTTTTACACGAATGTACAGATGGTCGGTGACCACTTCTTGGTCCGTGGTTATGAAGATGGTAAACACTTCATGACCCGAGAAGTGTTTAATCCGACCCTTTTTATTCCTTCTAACAAAAAAACTAAATATCAGACTCTAAATGGAGAATATGTTGATTCAGTCCAACCTGGATGTGTGAGAGATTGTAGGGAATTTATCAAGAAGTATGAGGGTGTAGAAAACTTTAAAATTTATGGAAACACTGGATACATTTACCAGTATATTTCTGAAGTATATCCAGAAGAAGAAATCAAGTTTGATATCAACAAAATCAAAGTAACAACTCTGGATATTGAGGTAGCTTCAGAGAATGGATTCCCTGATGTAGAGTCTGCGTCAGAGGAAGTCTTGCTGATTACAATTCAAGATTACGCAACTAAGCAAATCCGCACTTGGGGAAAAGGTCCATTCAACAACAAGCAAGATAATGTCATTTATCGTGGATTTAGGACAGAAAGGGAATTGCTTGATGACTTCATTAACTGGTGGATGATTGAAGAAAATACACCAGAAGTTGTGACTGGATGGAATAGTGAGTTGTATGATATTCCATACCTTGTCCGTAGGATTGACAGGATTCTTGGTGAAAAACTAATGAAACGTTTGTCACCTTGGGGTCTTGTAACTGAAAGAGAAACTTACATCGCAGGTCGTAAACACATTTCTTATGATGTCGGTGGTATTACTCAACTTGATTATCTTAACCTTTATAAAAAGTTTACATATAAAGCACAGGAATCCTATCGTCTAGACTATATCGCAAGTGTTGAGTTGGGTCAGAAGAAACTGGACCACTCTGAGTTTGATACTTTTAAAGACTTTTATACTAATGGTTGGCAGAAGTTTGTAGAATACAACATTATTGACGTAGAACTTGTTGACCGACTGGAAGACAAGATGAAACTGATTGAGTTGGCAATAACCATGGCATATGACGCAAAAGCAAATTATGCCGATGTATTCTCACAAGTTCGTATGTGGGATACGATTATCTATAACTATTTGAAAAAGAAGAATATTGTAATCCCTCCCAAAGAAAGGTCTGAAAAAGACTCAAAGTATGCTGGTGCTTATGTAAAGGAACCGATTCCTGGAATGTATGATTGGGTTGTTAACTTTGACTTGAATAGTCTGTATCCTCACTTGATTATGCAGTTTAATGTAAGTCCAGAAACTCTTGTTGAAGAACGTCATCCAACAGTAACTGTTGATAAGATTCTCAACCAAGAAATTACATTTGAACTTTATAAGGATTATGCGGTATGTGCGAATGGTGCTATGTATCGTAAGGATGTGCGGGGATTTCTTCCAGAATTGATGGATAAAATTTACCAGGACCGCACAGTTTATAAGAAAAAAATGCTTGCAGCAAAGCAGCAATTGGTTGATGTTGAGGAAGAAATGAAAAGGAGAGGAATTTTGTAATGGGTTATTTGATTGGTGGAAACAAAGAAGAAGCACAAAAGGAAGTAGTAGTTTCTTCAAATAGTAAATATAAAAATCTATCAGACAAAGAATTGATAAAACTTAAAAATCAGGCGGAGAAGGAAATATCTAGGTGTAATAATATCCAAATGGCACGAAAGATTCAACTTAATTCTGCTTATGGTGCCATTGGTAATCAGTATTTTCGTTATTACAAACTCGCAAATGCTGAGGCAATCACACTTTCGGGACAAGTTGCGATTCGATGGGTTGAAAATAAACTCAATCAATACTTGAATAAGATTCTTAAAACACAAGAGGTTGATTATGTTATTGCTTCAGATACTGATTCTGTTTATCTCAATATGGGTCCTTTGGTTGAATGTGTATACAAAGGAAGAGAGAAAACTACTCAAGGCATTGTTTCGTTCCTTGATAAGGTCTGTAAGGTGGAACTTGAAAAGTATATTGAAGGTTGCTACCAAGAACTGGCTGAGTATGTAAATGCTTATGATCAGAAGATGCAGATGAAACGTGAGAATATTGCTGAACGTGGAATCTGGACTGCTAAGAAACGATACATTCTCAATGTTTGGGATAGTGAGGGTGTGCGATATGAAGAACCTAAACTGAAAATGATGGGTATTGAGGCAGTTAAATCTTCTACACCAGCACCTTGTCGTCAAATGATTAAGGACGGACTCAAGTTGATGATGAATGGCACTGAAGATGATGTGATTAAGTTTATTGATAAGTGTCGTGAAGAGTTTAAGAAACTTCCTCCAGAGCAAATTGCTTTCCCAAGAACTGCTTCTGATGTGCGTAAGTATCATTCTTCGTCCACAATTTATGCCCACAAAACTCCCATTCATATTCGTGGAGCACTCCTATTCAATCATTATATAAAGGAGAAGAAACTTACGAATAAGTATTCATTGATTGGTAATGGTGAGAAAATCAAGTTTGTCTATTTGAAAAAACCAAATATCATTCAAGAGAATATTATCTCTTTTATTCAGGACTTTCCAAAAGAACTTGGTCTTGACAAATACATCGACTATGAATTACAATTTGAAAAGAGTTTTATTGACCCACTCAAGTCTATTCTTGATTCAATTGGATGGTCTGTAGAAAAAACTGTTAACCTTGAATTATTTTTTGCCTAATGGATTTCCTTAAAGAAATTGTAAAAGAGGTTGGTGGAGAATACACCAAACTTGCTTCTGATATTGACGAGACCGAAACTTATGTTGACACGGGTTCATACATTTTTAACGCACTGGTTTCAGGTAGTATATTTGGTGGTGTATCTGGGAACAAGATTACTGCTATTGCTGGAGAGTCTTCTACTGGAAAGACTTTCTTCAGTCTCGCCGTGGTTAAGAATTTCCTCAATAATAATCCCGATGGTTATTGTCTCTACTTTGATACTGAGGCTGCCATCACTAAATCTCTTCTAGAAAGTCGTGGCATTGATACTGGTCGTCTTGTTGTAGTCAATGTTGTAACGATTGAAGAGTTTCGTGGTAAGGCACTCAAGGCAGTGGATATCTATCTAAAAAAACCTGAAGCAGAACGCAAACCCTGTATGTTTGTGCTAGACTCTTTGGGTATGCTTTCTACGGAGAAGGAGATTACTGATGCTCTGAATGATAAGCAAGTGCGTGATATGACTAAATCGCAACTTGTCAAAGGTGCCTTCCGTATGCTTACTCTTAAACTGGGTCAGGCAAGTATTCCTATGATTGTAACCAACCACACCTATGATGTCATTGGTGCTTATGTCCCCACCAAAGAAATGGGTGGTGGCAGTGGTCTGAAGTATGCTGCTTCTACAATCATCTATCTCTCAAAGAAAAAAGAAAAGGATGGCACAGAAGTCGTTGGAAATATCATTAAGGCAAAGACTGCTAAATCACGTCTGAGTAAAGAAAACCAAGAAGTTGAAGTGCGTCTCTATTATGATGAGAGAGGTCTTGACCGATATTATGGTCTTCTCGAACTTGGTGAAGAAGCAGGAATGTGGAAGAATGTGGCAGGACGATATGAGATTAATGGTAAGAAAATTTATGGTAAGGAAATTCTAAAAAATCCAGACCAATATTTTACCGAAGAAGTAATGCAGCAACTTGATGCTGCCGCAAAACAACAATTCTCTTATGGATGAATTAAATGATTTTATTCACATTTACGAAAATGCTCTAGAGTCAAATATTTGCGATCTTTTGATTTCATTATTTGAGCAGACTTCTGATAAGCATGAGAGGTTTGAGAATGAAGGGAAACCTAATTTCACACAGTTTAATCTCACGGAGAATAAAGAAATTTCTTCAGAAGTAAATCAAATTCATAATCATGTCATTAAAAATGTATTTACTTACCGTGATAAGTATTATGAATTTGTGGATACTAGGGTGTTTCCAAAAGATCATGCTTTTGAGCAGTTTCGTATAAAGAAGTATAATCCTGGTGGTGAGGATCGTTTTGATACTCATGTTGATGTGCTAGACTATCCATCAGCACGGAGATTTTTATCTTTTATGTGGTATCTAAATGATGTTGAAACTGGTGGAGAGACTGTCTTTAAAGATTTGACTATTCAACCTAAAAAGGGCACACTATTGATATTCCCTCCACTTTGGTTGTTTCCCCATAAAGGAAATGCTCCTATAAGTGAGTCCAAGTATATTATGAGCACATATTTACATTATAAGTAATGGAAAGAATTGAAACTACAATCCTTAGAAACCTGATATACAATGAAGATTACTCGCGTAAAGTCATTCCTTTCATACAACCAGATTATTTTGAGAGCAAATCCGAAAAGGTCATTTTTGAGGAGATTGTTCAATTCATTGTCAAGTATGGTTCGGCAATCACCATCGAAGCACTCAACATTGAGATAGAAAATCGCACAGACCTGACTGAAGATCAGGTAAAAGAAATCAGAGAAATTAATAAGTCTCTGAATGATTTTCCTGTTGAAAAGCAGTGGTTGCTTGACACTACAGAAAAGTGGTGTCGTGATCGTGCTATCTATCTGGCACTTATGGAATCAATCCATATTGCCGATGGAAACAATGAAAAAAAGAATCGTGATGCGATTCCTAGTATTCTTTCAGATGCCCTAGCAGTATCTTTCGATAATAATATTGGACACGATTATCTACAAAACTATGAAGAACGATATGAGTTTTACCACAGACAAGAAGACAAAATCGAATTTGATCTTGAATACTTTAACAAAATCACGAAAGGTGGTCTCCCTAACAAAACTCTTAACATCGCTCTTGCTGGTACGGGTGTCGGCAAGTCTTTATTCATGTGCCATGTGGCTAGCTCCGTCTTGCTCCAAGGGAGGAACGTTTTGTACATTACGATGGAAATGGCAGAAGAACGTATTGCTGAAAGAATTGACGCAAACCTTCTGAATGTGCCGATTCAAAACATCACAGATTTGCCAAGGCAGATGTTTGAAAGTAAGGTGACAAACCTTGCTAAGAAAACTCAGGGCACTCTCATTATTAAAGAGTATCCAACTGCTTCGGCACATAGTGGACACTTCAAGGCACTTATGAATGAATTGTCTTTGAAGAAGTCATTTAAACCCGATATTATCTTTATTGACTATCTGAATATCTGTGCCTCCAGTAGGTATAAGTCAAATCTCTCTGTTAATTCGTATTCTTATATCAAGGCAATTGCTGAAGAATTGCGTGGTCTTGCGGTAGAGTTTAATGTACCTATCGTCAGTGCGACTCAAACTACACGAAGTGGATTTGGATCTTCTGATCCAGAATTAACTGATACAAGTGAGTCCTTTGGTCTTCCTGCTACTGCCGATCTTATGTTTGCTCTTATTAGCACTGAAGAATTAGAACAGTTGGGGCAGATTATGGTGAAACAGTTAAAAAATCGTTATTCTTCAACTGATAAATATAAGAGGTTCGTGTTGGGAATTGATAGAGCAAAAATGCGTCTTTATGATTGTGAACAAACTGCTCAAAAAGATATTTTAGATTCTGGTAAAGATGAAGATTATGTCTATGATGACGAACCAAAAATAAAAAAGTCATTTGATGGATTTAAGTTCTAATGGGAATTATTTACTGTATTCATAGTTTATCTACCGGTAAAAAGTATATAGGGCAAACTGTTGAAAAGATGCAAAGAAGAGTTTTGCGTCATTTTAGAACTATGAATGAAACTAAAATTAGCAGGGCAATTCAAAAATATAGTAAATATGATTTTGTTTATGGTATAGTTGAAGAAATAGAAGATAAAAATTTATTAGATGAAAGAGAACAATATTGGATTAAATATTATGATTCTATAGACAATGGATTTAATATCAAAGAAGGTGGTAAATGTGCAAGAGGGTTTAAGCAATCCGAAAGTTCTATAGAAAAAAGAAGACAAAAATTAATTGGAAGACCTTTAAGTGTGGAGCATAAAAAAAGTATAAGTAAAGCACATAAAGGAAAAGTTTTATCAAAAGAAACTGTTGATAAAATGATTGCATATAGAACTGGTAAAAAACTTACTGATAGTTGTAAAGAAAAAATTGCTTTCTCTCATAGCAAAAACATTTATCAATTGAAAAACATAGATGGAACTATTTTAATAATAAAAAATCTTGCACAGTTTTGTAGAGATAATAAGTTTTCTCAAAGTTATTTTACTCGTATTTTAAAGGGAGAAAGGAAAACTTATAAAGGATGGACTATCAAGATACTTGACTCTGGACAAGAAGACGAGTATAATAATGATGAAGACAAAAAACCTAAAAAGTCGTTCGAAGGATTTAAATTTTAATGGAAACTGCTAAACACGTAAATTTTGATAAATATGCTGAGTTTGTGGATGCCGTAACTTCTGATGCGTCCAAAGACTTTCTTGCTCTTTCTGATCGTCTGGTTGCTCTTGATGAGAAAGGTGCAAACATTGAGCGACTCCTGACTTCTGCTGTTGGTATCAATGCCGAAGGTGGTGAGTTTATGGAGATTGTAAAAAAAATGGTGTTCCAAGGCAAACCTTATAATGAAGATAATCGTGAGCACCTGATTATTGAATTGGGTGATATTATGTGGTATGTCGCACAAGCATGTATGGCACTTGATGTGACCCTTGATGATGTGGTTGCTCGTAATGTTCAAAAACTTCTCAAGCGTTATCCTGAGGGTGCTTTTGATGTTTACTTCTCTGAAAACCGCGCTGCTGATGACCGATGACTAAAGAAAAACAAGTAACTCTTAAAATGGATGCTCGCTGTGCTGCCGCAGTTCGGCAAATCCTTTTTGATGCACAAAAAGGATATACTTATGATGAAATGAGTGTGCCTCCCCGTATTACTGATATTCGCAATATTATTCAAGATATTGATAATAGTATCAGCGAAGCACTTGGTGTATAATAAATATTTCAAAAAATGTCTTTGATTGGCAAAAGAAAAGGAAGACCAACTACAAGAATACAGTTTGATGCTATTCTTAAAAGATTTATCGTCTTCCTTAAAAGAGAACTTCGTTTAACATATGATATTCCATATGTGCTCATAGATGATTCTGATTTTGCCAAAAACAATATGACTTTTGGTATGATGAATCGGGAAATACTTTATATTAGTATTATTAATCGCCACCCTATTGATATTCTGAGGACAGTATCTCATGAGTTTATTCATTATAAGCAAATTATGGATGGTAAAAGAATCTCATCGAATCCTGGAAGTCCTGCTGAAAATGAAGCAAATGCAAAGGCAGGTGAGATTATGAGGAAGTATGGAAGACTTCATCCAGAATTATTTGACCTGATGCCGATTAGGTGATATAATTCTTTTATTGGGGATATAACTCAGTTGGTAGAGTGCGACCTTTGCAAGGTTGAAGTCAGGAGTTCGAGTCTCCTTATCTCCATATGCCCAAGTGGTGAAACTGGTATACACGCATGACTTAGAATCATGTGCTTCGGCGTGGAGGTTCGAGTCCTCTCTTGGGCACTTCTAAATAAAAATAAAATAAAATAAAAAAGAGCAATGACAGACTCAGAAATATTATTGGCAGTAAATTCTGTATTGTCTGGATATGAAACTAAGGTAGTTAAAACTGGACCAAAAGTAGATAAGATTAGAATAATTTCAACACAAAGAGCAGAAGACCAGGATAATATTTCAAAACAGTTAAAAATAAGAAGAGTTAACTTTAAAAATGAAATTGATAAAAGTGAGTCATCATTTCCAGTAACTAAAATTGTTTTACCAAAATCAAATTCTGTAATAAAATTAATATACAAAAAATCTGGAGGAGGTGGTTCTGGAGCAGGTGCTGCTCTTACGAAATTATCAGAGTCTGCTCAAGCATTGTATGCTGCAATGGTATTTAATGTATTGAGGAGGGAGATGACTATTATAGATGTTACTAAAGATAATTTTATAAAGGCATCATCTACTGCATTTATTGATTCATCCGTCCAGAGTATAATTAATGATCTTCCTGATGATTGGATAAATTCATCTATTTTAGGAGCAAATGCTTTATATCGATATTTTAAAGGTAAAGGAAGTTTTACTTTTCATAGGGGTTCTGGTGAAGTTTCTTTAATTGAAAATACCTTTAATAGAATTAATAAGTCGGAAAAGGCATTTGGTAATCTTAACAAATGGAGTCCGGCAGATATTTACATGATAAGTAGCAATGCTAATCTTGGAAAACTCGGTGAGGAAATATCTTTACGTGGTTTAAACGCTCAAATGTATGAATATATTGAAAATAATCAGGTTATTGGAGTATCTCTTAAAAAAATGTATGGTAGTGGAAAAATATCAAAGAAAAATTTTCCATCAGATACAAAAGTAAACAAAGCAAAATTTTATGGAACAACTAGCAACATAGATTCTATGGATGGATATATTCAATGGGGATCTCTCAATAGTGAAAAAATTCAATTTAGAAGTTTTGGTGGAGAGACTTCTTTAACTGGTTGGCAGGGAGAAATAAAGGGGGCATCTGCTAATCAAGGTAAAATTTCTCTTGGACCTATTAACTTTATTTTAAGAAGATATGGACTTTCTGAAATTCCATCATCTACAGAGTCAGCTTCACTTGCTACTAAAAATACTATGGATCACTGTATGAATATATCTCAGTTAATGGCATCAAATGGAATAATTAAATCTCAGCAAATTGAAGATACCGCAAACGCTATACAAAAAAAATCAAATAAGTATAGATATTCAAAATATCTTGTTATGAAGTTGTTTCAAATAATTAATTCAATATCTGGTGAAGTTCGGGATAGTGTAGTTCAAGACTTTTATTTGTATGCAAGTTCTCAGGCAACTTATTCTGCACCATACTATAAGCTTGAGTGATTAATAAATAACTATTATAAAAGCGTAATTGGTTACACAATATTAAGTAGATAATGAAAAGTTTTTTCCAATTCTTAGCAGAAGCGTCTGCCTCTCAGCAAGCAAAGCGTCTTGGTCTTGTTGGAGATGGTCATGGTGGTTGGTATGATCGGCAGGGAGAGTTTGTTGCTAAAACCGAAGGTGGGCAACTTAAGTTTTATAATAAGAGACAAAAAGTTGGTGAAAAAGACCCTCCACAAACTGAAAAGGAAAAAACAATCGCTTCTCCTGGATATAACGATCCAGCATTAGTGCAACAGCAAGCAGCACAGCAACAAGCACCTGCTCCAGAACAACAAGTAGCAGCACAACAACCTCCACAGCAAGTTGGACCTCCACCAGTAGAAAAGACGAAGGGAACTCTAACTGTTGCTTTCGGAAGATTTAATCCTCCAACGATCGGACATCAACAACTGATGGATGTTGCTGCAAATGCTGCAGCAGGTGATGAAGATGGTCAATATATGATTTTCCCTTCTCGCAGTCAGGATAAGAAGAAGAATCCATTAGATGCTGATACTAAGATTAATTATATGCAGAGATTTTATCCTGCACACGCTGGAAATATTGTTAATGACCCCAATACTAAAACAATTTTTGATGTGCTAAGAATGGCACACAATGATGGGTATACAAATGTAAGAATCATTGGAGGTGCGGATAGAGTCAAAGAATTTGAGAAACTTTCTAATAATTACAATGGGCAACTGTATCAGTTTGACAACATTGAAGTTGTTTCTGCAGGAGACAGAGATCCTGATGCGAAGGGTGTGGAGGGTATGTCTGCTTCAAGAATGAGACTTGCTGCTGCCGAAAATGACTTCAAAACATTCAGGTCTGGTCTACCACCTGATGTAAAAAGATCTGAAGCAAAAGAATTGTTTGATATTCTTCGTGGAGCGATGAGTGTTAAAGAAGGTTGGGATATCTGGGAGATTGCACCAAAACTTGATTTCCAATCTCTTCGTGAAAACTATATTACCGAATCTATCTTTAGAATTGGAGAAGTTGTTGAAAATTTAAACACAGGATTAGTTGGTCGTATTATTCGTAGAGGAACTAATTATCTAATTTGTGTTACTGAATCTGGGCAGATGTTTAAGTCTTGGATTAAGGACCTCAGAGAATATACTGAAGTTAGAATGGACAGAAAAATGAGACTTCCTGGAAAACCAAATACTCTTGTAGGAACTACTGGTTACTTTAAGTATGCTGCTCAACAAACTCCAGGTGCAATTGGTACTGGAAAGGAAAATCTTCAACCTGGCGGAAGAGCATACGGAATTGAATTCATAAATAAATATAGAAAAAAAAGTAGAAATTAAAGTTTTCTCATGAAAAAAAATATCGCTGAGGAGCTCCCAGCAAGAAAACACGCTCCTGCTGCCGCACCTTCAGATGAGAAAGGTGGTGGAGACAAAGGAGGAGATGGGAAGAAGTCTCCGGAGAAAAGAGTCAAGCAAGCGATTTATGATATTCGCTACAGAGCAAGAAGAGAAGAACTTCCTCTTCGCTCAGCATATTCTCAATATATGCAAAACAGCAGCATGAGTGCTCAAGAAAAAACTATGGTAAAGCAAAAGTTATTCGGTAAGGGTGGTATGCAAGCAGAAGACTTCAATATTGAAGATGTAGCATCTTCTCATGTTGCAAACGCACTTTATAAGGTATTTGTTGAGGGAGTGGAGAAGGAGCAAGAACCAATTCGTCTAACTTACATGGAGAAGTTAGAGACTGCTGAGCATAAGAAGTATAAAGTAAGAGTTACTGGAAAAGATGGTCGCTCATATGTAAGATATGCGGACCGTCAAAAGATTAGTGATCTTCGTGCTAATCCTAATATTGAGTCTGTTGAAATGACTGGTTATGGTGAGCCTTATGAAGGTGAGAAGAAAAAGGGTGAGCAAACTGCAAAAGCAAAAGCAGGTAAAGGACTAGATCCTGTCGGTCAAGAAGACAAAGATATTGATAATGATGGAGACCACGATAAAACTGATAAGTATCTTCTGAATCGTAGAAAGGTGCGTGGTGCTGCAATTGAAAAGAGAAGTGGAGTCAAGGAAGAGTTTATTGGTGAAGTAAAAGATGAAGATGATACCAATGATAAAAAAATTGATGTGATGAAAGGTAAAAATAAGGTAACTGTGAATCCTGAAGCACCTGGAAATAGTAATGGTGGTCGCGGTATGCAACTTGCTCATTATGATATGGACGGTGCCTTCATCGCAGAAAAGGCAGTAAGTAAAGCACAACAACGCTTTATGGGTATGGTTTATGCTGCTAAAAAGGGCGAAAAACCAGCATCTCCAGAAGTAGCGGCTGCTGCTAAGGGTATGAGTAAAAAGGAAGCAAAAAAGTTTGCGAAGACTAAGCATGAAGGACTTCCTACTCATAAAGAAGCAGTAGAACCAAAAGGCGGTGGAAGTGCTCCACAAGTTCCTACTAATATTATGAAGGCAGTTGATGAGTTGCCACAAAAAATGCAGCAACTCTTCGGTGCAAAGAAAAAACCACAACAGCAACCAGTTAAGGAAGAGTCTGTTTCTCAAGCAGATAAAAAAGCAAAGAAGGAGCAAGAGGAAAAAGATTCTCGCTCTCTTCCAACTGCGATGAATCTTGCTAAAAATTATGCAAGAGCAATGGGTGCTAAGAATCCTATTGTAATGACTTCTTGTGAAGAAGTTGAAGTAATCGACGAAATTCGTCGTTCTGAAAAGGAAGGTAAAGGTTCTCCAGAAAGAAGAGAAGGACCTTATTTAATCGGCGCTCGTCAACAAAATAGAGAGCGTGGAGAAAAAGGTGGACGCCGCTGGGTATCTGGTGGAGAAGGTGGTTCTAGAACTGAAAGAGGAGTAAAAGGGGGCGGAGAAGGTTCTCAGCAATCAAGATTGAATCCTCCAGAAACAACTGGTAAATATCTTAAAAAACAAGAAAGAAAACGTGGATCTGAAATGGGTTCAAGATACGACTAATCTAAATATTATAGGACACTCTTCACACGGAGGTTATTATGTCACTCGCAGTTATTTGGGCTTGGATTATGGCTAACGAAGCCGCGTTAGCAACTATTCTTCTGATTGTTTCAGAATTGATGGGTGCTAACACTAAGTTTAAGTCTAATGGTATTCTTTCTTTCATTCTTCTTCAAGTTCAAGAACAACTAAAGAAGAGAGGAGCAAAAAAATTAGAGGGTTGATTTCTTTCTAATATTTTCAAGGAGACCTTTTTATAAGGTCTCCTTTTTTTATAAATATCAATATAAAAGAATTTAAAGGTAAGGAAACATGTCTCTTTGGGGCAATAACGATTCGGTTTATTCTACTGGCACGATTGCCGTAAATCTTGGAAATAATACCGTAACAGGAGCAGTTGGCGTTGTTACTTTTACCACTGCTGGAATTAAGACTGGTGATGTTATAACTGTTGGCACCGGTGCTACTTATGGTTATGCAGTTATTACTGGATTTACATCTACAACTATTTCAATCGCAAATACAGCAAACTTTGTCTCTGGACTAACAACTGTTGCTGGTGCTACTTATAATATTTCTGAAGAACCAATTTACACTCTTGGTGATTCAATTTACAGAGCACCCGAGTCTAAGACAACTGGATTCTCAACCAGCCCAGTATTCACAGGAGTTGTTGGTGTAAGCACTGCTGAGCAGTATGTCGTTAACGCTGCTTCTGGAGATGCTCGCAAGTTTGCTCCACCTCACGCAGGTTGGGTTGGTATTGTGACTTATATTGATACTCATGGAAACTTGAGAGTAAAGTCTGAAACTCTAGTTGCTGGAAGCACTATTATTAATGATGCTGCAGACGATGCACTATTCCCAGATGCATGATAATATGGTATGAAATTTGATGAATTGAATGAAGACAACTATTTGTTATTCGCTATAAAATTTTATGATAATCCTCAAGCAGTTACAATGGAGGATTTTGAATCTGATTTAAAGAGAATACGATATGTTAAAAGGTTGTTAAAAAGATACAAAAATACAGGTGAGCTCAAAACTCACCTTATTTTGAATCATCTCACAATACTTTTTAATGTATTCAATGATGCTGCTGTGCCTTTATTATTTTATAATTTGGATATGGAGTTATGGTCCTCAATCAAAAGTTTTCTTTTATTTTTGAATAGATTTCCCGAGTATCCAAGAACTCAAATACATGATATCAAAGAAGACGAAGAGTGTCTAAAACAACTACAAGCAATCTGATGGATAAGTTAGATAAGTTAATTCAAATTATTCATAACATCAAAGAAGAAGGTGAAATTGCCAATGTAGTTGGTAATGGAGAAAAGTCTCTTGGATATAATATTGAGACTGGGACTCCTCCTGTTTGGAAGGGTAAAAAGAATTATGCTAAAGGTGGAAAAGGGTCTCGTAAGTGGTGGTTACAATATCTTAAGCAAAAATAATAAAAATAAATATTAGTAGATTTGTTATGAATTAATGTAGCAAATCTCATATCCTCCGACGATGTTTAATCAAAATACCTCATCCGACACGAAAATTGCCGTCTTAGAAGAGAGACTCTCATCCTATGAAGTTATGATGAGGAAAATAGACGAAGCAATTCAAATAATGGGGAAGACTAGTCAAAACATTAGTAAAATGCTGGCAGTCCATGAGGAAAAGATTGAAAATTGTAGTAAGACTGATGATATGATATCAAATATGATTCATGAAATGAAAGAGGAAAATAAAGAGCAGCATAAAAAAGTATCTGAAAAAATTCAATCATTAGAAACAAAACTGGAGGAACTTGCTAAGTTTCGTTGGATAATCGCAGGGGCAGCGATCCTCTTATCCTTCGCAGTTTCCCAATCTCATATGGTCGTGGATATCTTGACACCAGACCAAGCACCTGTTAAAGTAGAGAGCACGAAGTAATAACCTCTTCATAATGGATTTGATTGACTCCAAATATATTGGACTCGTTTCTTCACGACTACAAAAATTTAAGAGGGTCAAGGCAAATCTATACACCTTCCGATGTCCTCTTTGCGGAGACTCTAAACGCAATAAAAGCAAGACTAGGGGATACTTATACCCTGTAAAGAGTAACACTAACTTCAAGTGTCATAATTGTGGTGCCAGTATGTCCTTCAATAACTTCTTGAAGGAGTTGGACCCTGTGCTTCATAAGCAATATACACTTGAGAAGTTTAAGGAAGGATATACGGGTAAAAACTTCGTGGTTGAAGAACCAAAGTTTGAGTTTGCTAAACCCGTCTTCAAAAAGAAACTGGACTTACCCAAGGCATCAGAGAATCCTGCTGCCAGAGAATATCTGGAAAAGAGGAAACTGAATCCTGAAAAGTTTTATTATGCTGACAAATTCAAGGAGTGGGTGAATACTCAAAAGCATACTTTCAGCGACATTCGTAAAGATGAGTGTCGCATTATTATACCAATGTATGATAGTGAAAGTAATCTCATCGGTTTTCAGGGAAGAGCACTAGGTCCAAACCCTGTTAAATATATCACTGTGATGCTTTCTGATGACGCACCAAAAATCTATGGGATGGAGAAAATTGATTCTACGAAACCCATTTACATCGTTGAAGGACCCTTCGATTCCACATTTATACAAAATGCTGTTGCTATGTGTGGGTCCGACCTTGATATTAGGTCGTTTGGTTGGTGCGATTATATTTACGTTTTTGATAACGAACCACGTAATCGAGAAATCGTCAACCGAATATCAAAAACCATCGACAGAGGCGACAAAGTAGTGATTTGGCCCATAACTATTCAGCACAAGGATATTAATGACTGTGTGCTTGCTGGACTTAATGTTATGGATGTGTTAAAATCAAATATCTACTCTGGTTTAGAAGCAAAAATCAAGTTTAACAATTGGAAGAAAATATGAGTAACGGAACACAAGTCGTTAAAAGAAATGGTGCTACTGAAGTATTGGAGTTGAATAAACTTCATGTAATGGTAGAAGAGGCATGTAAGGACCTTGCAGGGGTCTCTGCGAGTCAAGTTGAGATGCAATCTGGTATTCAATTCTATGATGGCATTACAACGGCAGAGATTCAGGAGATTCTGATTCGGTCTGCTTCTGATCTAATTGACCTGGATCATCCTAATTATCAATTCGTCGCAGCACGTTTGCTTCTGTTTGCGATTCGTAAACAGATCTTTGGTCGTATGCATGAGGCACCAACTGTCAAACAACATGTGGATGAATGTATCAAAAAAGGAGTTTACGATGCGGAAATTGTGGACCTCTATACTGATGAAGAGTTTGAGAAACTTGAGTCTTTTATTGATCATGGTCGTGACTACTTGTTCACTTATGCAGGTCTACGTCAGGTCGTTGATAAGTACCTCGTGCAAGATAGAAGCACTGGTGCCTTATATGAAACGCCACAATTTATGTACCTTTTGATTGCGGCAACTATTTTCTCCAAGTATCCTAAGGAAACCCGTCTAGACTACGTTAAGAGGTATTATGACGCAATCTCCAAACACAAGATCAACATTCCAACCCCCATCATGGCAGGAGTGCGAACGCCACTTAGACAATACGCTAGTTGTGTTCTGGTTGATGTTGATGACACCCTCGATAGTATCTTTACTAGCGATATGGCTATTGGCAGATATGTTGCACAAAGGGCGGGTATCGGTATCAACGCAGGTCGAATCCGTGGCATCAACGCTAAAATCAGAGGCGGAGAAGTGCAGCACACAGGTGTTGTTCCATTCCTCAAGAAGTTTGAAGCGACTGTCCGATGCTGTACTCAGAATGGCATTAGAGGTGGATCAGCTACGGTTCACTTCCCCATTTGGCACCAAGAAATCGAAGACATCTTAGTATTGAAAAATAATAAGGGAACTGAGGACAATCGTGTTCGTAAGTTAGACTACAGTATCCAAATCAGCAAACTCTTCTATGAACGATTCATTCAAAACGGAGAAGTCTCACTCTTCTCTCCACACGACGTTCCTGGTTTGTATGATGCTTTTGGCACTGATCGATTTGACGAGTTATATGTATCTTATGAACGAGATACATCTATTCCAAGAAAAACTATCGGCGCTCAAGAACTCTTTCTGAATCTTCTGAAAGAGAGGGCAGAGACTGGTCGTATTTACATTATGAATATTGACCATTGTAACTCCCATTCTTCTTTCCTTGATAAGGTTGAGATGAGTAACCTCTGCCAAGAAATAACTTTGCCAACTAAACCACTTCAACATATTGATGATACTGATGGTGAAATTGCTCTTTGTATTCTTAGTGCTATTAATGTTGGTAAAATTAAGACTAATGAGGATCTTGAAAGTCTTTGTGATCTTGCTGTTAGGAGTCTTGATGAACTCATTGATTTCCAAGGATATCCCGTCAGAGCAGCAGAAATCGCCACCAGAGCACGTCGTTCTCTTGGAGTAGGATATATTGGTCTCGCACATTATCTTGCTAAGCATGGGGAGCATTATGACGATCCTGGTGCCTGGAAACTGGTTCATGACTTGACTGAGGCATTTCAGTATTATCTGATTCAGGCAACAGTCAATCTTGCGAAAGAGAAAGGTGCCTGTGAGTATTCACATCGCACTAAGTATTCTCAGGGAATTCTTCCGATTGATACATACAAAAAGGACGTTGATGAAATCGTCCCTAATGAATTGAAGTATGATTGGGAAAGTCTTAGAGCACAGGTTAAGCAGTATGGGGTTAGAAACTCAACACTGTCCGCACAGATGCCATCGGAGAGCAGTTCCGTTGTGTCAAACGCAACCAATGGAATCGAACCTCCTCGTGGATACCTGTCCGTTAAGAAGTCGAAAAAAGGACCTCTTAAGCAGATTGTCCCACAATATCAAACTCTCAAGAACAACTATACGCTTCTTTGGGATATGCCTAGCAACCGTGGTTATATCAACATTGTTGCTGTGATGCAAAAGTTCTTTGACCAAGCAATTTCTGGAAACTGGTCTTATAATCCTGAAAACTATCCAGATAATGAAGTCCCAACTTCAGTAATGGCACAAGATCTTTTGATGACTTACAAAATGGGTTGGAAAACAAGTTATTATCAAAACACCAATGATATGAAGAATGATGAAATACTTGAAGATAAAAAAGAAAAACTTGAATCTCTTCTTAATGATATTATGAGTAATGATGAATCTTCTTGTGATAGTTGCACAATTTAGTTTCGTTAAATATAACAGTTGAGTTAGTTTAGTAAGAAAAAAATCATGACATTTAGTTTCAAAAAAAATTCAGAGGAGAAACCAATGGTCGAATCAATGACCGTTTTTAATTCTCAAGAAGTAGACACCAAAAAGCAACCCATGTTTTTTGGCCAACCATTAGGAATTCAAAGATATGATTCTTACAAATATCCAGTTTTCGATAAACTAACAACTCAACAACTAGGTTACTTCTGGAGACCTGAAGAGGTCTCGCTTCAAAAAGACAGAGGAGATTATCAATCTCTTCGTCCAGAACAAAAACATATTTTTACCAGCAACCTGAAGTATCAGGTTATGTTAGATTCCGTTCAAGGAAGAGGTCCTGGTATGGCGTTCGCGCCTTACTGCTCTCTTCCCGAACTGGAAGCGTGTATGAAGGTGTGGGAGTTTATGGAGATGATTCATTCTCGCTCATACACTTATATCATCAAAAACGTATATTCAGACCCATCTGAAGTTTTTGATACTATTCTCAGAGATGATAGAATTTTAGAACGTGCCGTGAGTGTCACTCAGGCATATAATGATTTCATCAATAGTGCTCAGCATTATGGTACATCTAATGAATGGGTTCACGCATTAGAACAAGTTCCATACGCACAAGAGGCAAGATATGAACTTAAACGAAAACTGTTCAGAGCAGTTGCAAATGTTAATATTCTTGAAGGTATTCGCTTTTATGTCAGTTTTGCTTGCAGTTTTGCATTTGGCGAACTCAAGCTTATGGAAGGAAGTGCAAAAATCATCTCACTAATTGCTAGAGATGAGAATCAGCATCTGGTTATCACTCAAAACATTATGAATAAGTGGAAAGAAGGTGATGACCCTGAGATGGCACGAATTGCTAAAGAAGAGGAGCAATGGGTTTATAAGACCTTTGAAAACGCTGTAAACCAGGAAAAACTTTGGGCAGAATATCTGTTTAAAGACGGATCTATGATTGGTCTCAATGACAAATTGCTACAGCAGTATGTCGAATGGATTGCCAATCGTAGAATGAAGGCAATTGGTCTGAAACCACTTTATGACATTTCTGCGAAGAATAATCCACTTCCCTGGACTTCTCATTGGATTGAATCAAAAGGATTGCAAGTCGCACCCCAGGAAACGGAACAAGAGACATATTTGATTGGTGGAATTAAGCATGATATGAAGTCTGATACTTTTTCTGGATTTCAGTTATGAATTATTATGTTTATGTTTATTTGAGGGAGGATGGGACCCCTTACTATGTTGGTAAGGGGAAGGATAATAGGTGGAAACAAAAATCCCATAGTGTAGAGGTTCCACCTCCAGAAAGAGTTATTTTTCCATTACAAAATGTTGATGAAGAAACTGCATTAAATGAAGAAATTAATTTAATTTCTAAATGGGGCAGATTAAACAATAAAACTGGAATTCTAGAAAATAAAACTGATGGTGGAGATAAGCCACCAAAACAATATAAAAATTTATACACTCCCTATGAAAGAACTCCAGAAATAAGAGAAAAGTGTTCTAAATCATCTCATAGAAAAGGAAGACCTGGAAAACAAACTCCAGAAGAAATTGAAAGAAAGCGTGAATCAATGAGAAAAGTTTGGGCAGAAGGAAAAAGAAAAAAACTTCCTAGAGATTGTAATGGTAGATTTATAAAAAATGAATCCTAAAATACTCAAAGATGATTCCAACTATGATGAATGGTGTGAGCAGGAAATCCTGAACGCATACCGAGAAGCAGCAGAATCCGATGAGTTTCTGTTTGGTGATTACGATTTCAAGAAAGAATGGTTAGAGGGTCGTTAAGACCCTCTTTTTTTATAAATAAAATTATAGAAAAAACCAAAAAGAAAAAAATGTCTAGAATTACTGGAAGTGACGCACAGGGATTGATGGAAGCATATGCTGCTGTTTATGCTCCACAAGAAATCACCGAAGAGCAAATTTGGGAAGAAGTTGAAGTATGGGTAAATTCACTTGTAGAAGAAGGTTATGACCTGAGTGAGTATACTTGGGAAGATATGTATGAGGAGTATCTGAAAGAATATACAAGACAAGCAGATAGACCAGGACAGACCCCTGCAGAAGCAAAAGCCGCTGAGAAAGCTGCTAAAGAGAGAGGAGCATCTGCTGCAAGGGCATATCAAGCAAAGGCGGATGCTTATAAACCAGGTGGTTTAGTTGGTGGTGTAAAAGATCTTTTAAGAGCTCTGCCAAAAGGTCAAGGAAAAATGGATAGTGATCTTGGAAAGCCAGATTCGACCGTTAAACCTACCACAGCAAAACCAACACAATCTGCATTGGCAGGTAAAGTAAGTTACAATGATCCAAAGAAGTTGAGTGCTGATGCTGCCAAAGATTTAAAAAATAGATATCCACAAAATTTTAGAAATAGTAGTGGAGGCGACGGTGGCAATGGTCGTGGAGGATCTTCCCAACCACCAACTGCTAAGCAAAAGCCAACATTTACGCCACAGAGTGGTAATAAGGCAAAGGACATGGCAACTTGGGCAAAAGCGAATCCAACTCTTGCCGCTAAAGTTACCCCCGCAGGCACTCAAAAAGGTACTGGACAAAGCACCATGGCAAAGCAGGCTGCAGAATTACGTGCTATAAGACCATCTCAAGCACCTGCTGCAGCATCTAGCACCTCTCCTGCTGCTTCAGGAAGCGTTGCTCCTGCCACTTCTAAACTTGCAGCAACTCCAAAACCAACCCCAGTAGCACCTAACAGAGCAACTGGGTCTAAGAAGCCAGGAAGTGCCTTTGAGCAGTTTGATGCTTATGATGTAGTTCTTGAGTATCTCTTGGATAACGGGCACGCAGACACCGTAGACGAGGCACATTATGTAATGATGGAAATGGATGGTGAGACCATTGCAGACATCTTTGAAGGTAGAAGAACAAGTCTAAGTGCTCTCTCAAGAGAATCACAACAGCGTAAAGCAGATAAAGAAAGAGGAAGACCAGAAACTAAGGCGGAAATACATGGCAGATTGATGCTAGGAAAATTCCGTCCAAGTGCTTCACCAGAAGAGAGGGCTGAAGGTGGTCGTGAGAGACTTAAGGATAGAGGAAAGGTTCCTAAGAAAGGTGGTAAGGATATGTTTGAGCAAGTCCTTGAGCACCTAATTTCTGAAGGTTATGCTGAAACTGAAGAGGCAGCAATTGAAATTATTGCAAATATGAGTGAAGAGTGGAAGCAGAGTATTGTTGAGCAATCTGCTATTGCTTCAAGAGCTGCTGCGGTTGTAGATGACCAAAGAAGAGGTTCTCATGGTATGGCGCATGACCAAAAAATGACTGGCGATTCTATTAAAAAGTTAAATAGATATAAGGGTCCTAGAGTCACTCCTGGATTGCCAGGAGCTTGATATAAAACTCACATAACTCTAAGCACCCTCTTGACAGGGTGCTTTTTTATTGCTAGACTACCTTTGTCCCGGTTGAAGGATAAATAATAGCTCTAAGATACTATAAGATGAGCTATGAGAATCCTTGGAGATATAATGACCAAGTGTTTGACTCTGATGATATTGGGGACTACTTTGGGTTTGTTTATCTCATTACCAATCAGTCAAACCAACGAAAATACATTGGTAGAAAATATTTTTGGTCCTTTAGAAAGCCACCAGGCAAAAAAAGAAAAGTAAAACAAGAATCAGATTGGAAGAGATACTATGGTTCTTGTTTTGAATTGAAAGAAGATGTAAAGAAATATGGTAAAGAGACCTTCAGTAGAGTCATTCTAAGTCTTCATACTGCAAAAATGGATTGTAACTATGAGGAAACAAGGCAACTTTTTCTAAATAATGTGTTGAAAGAATCACTTGACGATGGAGTGCCTATGTATTATAATCAAAATATACTCGGCAGATATTTGAAAAAAGATTATGGTAACTTTGGAACAGACTCTTCGGGAGTCACATGATTGGGCAATTGATAGAATTCATGAATTGTCTGATATTGACATCGAAGCAGCACACGCAATTCAATCAGAATTTTGTGAATGGTTGAATCCTGATATTGAAGAGCATGATATTTTTTCACTAGAATACATAGGAGACTAAAAAATGCAAATCGATCTCCATAATTTTTTCAAATACTTTGACGAAAAAAATCCAAAGCACGTTGCTGCAGTAGAACAATTTGAAAAAGACCTTCTTGCAAAAGCAAATGATCTGATGCAAGATGAATCAAATTGGGTTAGGATTTTTAGAACAAAGGTAGAAGCACCAGAACCAAAAGGAATACTATTGGATGTTCGGTGGTTTCCACAAACTGATAACTACGCACTTCCAGACTCCACTTGCAACTCATCTGCTTGTGCAATGTTCCTTGAGTTTATGAAACCTGGATCTCTATCATCAGGTGCAAAAGGTGATGATGCTTATTTGAGAAAGGTTCTGGCATTAGGAAAATCTACAGACCATTCGGTTCAAACAAGAGTATTGGAGTCTTATGGCGTCAAATCTACATTCAGGTATGACTTGGGTTTTGATGATTTGGACAGAGAACTTAAATCTGGACGCCCTGTGGTTATTGGTATTTTACATCGTGGTCCAGAATCTGCTCCTACTGGTTCAGGTCATATGATTTGCATAATCGGCAAAACTGAATCTGGTGATTATTATGCTCACGACCCTTATGGAAATCTTTATGAAAATTATGTAACTCCAGTAGAAAATGGAAGAAGAGTAGTCTATAGGAAGTCTACTCTAGAAAAACGTTGGACTATTAAACATCCTAAGGACGGTTGGGGTAGAATTTATTTGCATAAATAGGAGTGTCTGTTGAACCCGCAATTTCTACAGATAAGATTAGGTGCTCTTTGGAGTACCTTTTCTAATATAAACTCTTATAAATAGTAATGCGGGTTTAATAGAACGGAAAAAAAATGGACCAAGATTCTTGGAATTCATATTTGTATCAGATTATTTTTGAAACTGGACATTGGTATGGTGGTGTCTCTACAAGAAAAGGTAATGATCCAGTCAATGATGGTTATTTTGGATCACCTATAACGCATAAAAATTATTGGAAAACTATTTCATATAGAAAGCAAGTCGTTGCATTATTGTTTTTAGATAACCCAACTTTAGAAATGTATGAATATGAAAAAAACTATTTGGAGAATAGAAATTGGAAAAATGATGCATTATGTTTAAATGAACATTGTGGTGGAGGATTTGGAAACGTTGCTTGTTCCAATGGTGGTAAGATTGGGGGAAAAATTCAAGTTAAATTAAAACTGGGAATACATAAATTTTCTAATGCTGAAAGATCTGAGATTGCTAAAAATAACTGGAAAAACAAAAGTTTAAATGATAAAATAGTACAAATAGATAGACTTAGAAATTCATATGAAATTCTTACTGATGAGCAAAAAAATAAAATAAAAAATAATGCGAGGATAAGAGGAAAACAAAAATGGAATTTATTATCAGAGACTGAAAAAAAAATTAAAGTAGAATTGTTGAGACAATCATTTGAAAATAATAGACCTGAATTGTGGGAAGTAATCTCTCCAGATTCTGTTTGTTATATTGTTAAAAATCTTTCGAAATTTTGTAAAGAAAATGATTTACTTGTACCTTTAATGAATAAGGTATCAAAGGGGTTGCGAAAATCTCATAAAGGTTGGAAATGTCGTAAATTAACTAAATATGAGTATGCATAAGAGGTTATAATATGAGCATTAAATTCTTAGATGCTGTAAAGTATCATCAAGATCTTCAGCACCAGATTGATGCCTGGCAATTTCTTCAGGCATCAGTTCATAAAGAAATTCTTGATGAGTTTGCGAGAAGGTATCGTAATGAAAAAGTAGAACCAACTCTAGAGGGACTTCCAATTCCTGGGGTAGAGTTAATTAAAGAGTTTGAAGGTTGCCATCTAAAAGCATATTATGATCCTTTGACTGGTGGACTTCCCATTACGATTGGTTGGGGTAGCACTCGCAGGAAAGATGGCACTCGTTTTATGATTGGAAATAAAATCACACAAGACGAAGCAGATGACCTTCTTTATTATCAACTGAGAAAAGAGTTTCTCCCACCACTTCAAAACATTCCTTATTGGAATGAGATGAATGAAAACCAGCAAGGTGCTCTCCTATCTTTTGCTTATAATCTTGGAGCACGATTTTATGGGTCTGATGGTTTCAATACCATAACTAGAGTATTGAAAAATAAAGAATGGGACAAAGTTCCTGATGCTCTTTATCTCTATCATAATCCAGGCACATCAGTAGCAGCAGGATTGCAGAGAAGAAGAATTGCTGAAGGTAAACTCTGGATGGAAGGACTTAAAAAACTGAATAAATAAAAGTGCCTGTAGGTCGCATTAAAAGATGTTATAAAAGTTGAAAAACTTGATTAATTTGTATCTTCTATTCTAGTTTTGAGTGCAATTATAGTCGTCATTAGTGTGATGAGTGTTTCAAATCCTCTTCTTTCAGATTCTTTGCAATCTGTTGGGGGAGGATTTTTTAGTCCTCCTAAAAGATTTGCATGATTTGTTGTACCTGGAATCATAAAATTGCAAGCAACAAAATTTAATCCAACAAAACTAATTATAGAAACACATATAACAAAGATCAGTTTATTCAGTAATGAACCATGCTTTTTTCCTACCTCTTTTGGCAGGTCTTCTGATGAACTTGGTGATTTCTGGAAACTGTCTTTTTGGTTGAGGTCTTCTTCCTTCATTGAAAACTCCTTCGTTGGTAATGAGTCTTATAACCAGTAATCCAAGAAGAAGTAATTTTTTCATTTTACATGTAAGGTTTTGCTATACCTTTGTTCAACATTTTTTCATTTACTGTGACTGCTTCTCCTAGGAGATGAAGACTTCCAAGCATTCTGCCATATTTATCTTCTTTGGTTGTTTCTATAATCCATTGACCTTCTTTAGAAAGTTCTTTTTCCAACCAAAGTCTTGCTTCTATTCCTTTCTTTTTTTCTTCTAAGTTTGATGTTCTTGTTTCCGGCGCATTAATATCTTTTAGACGAATTCTATGAGATACTGTAATATTAAATCCCAAATCAATGTCTAAATCAACAGTATCTCCATCAATTATCCTGGTGATTTTTTTGATCCTGTACTGATACATTTAACTCATCATTTGCCATCTTAAGTATGTAGTAAATTATCCACAGAGTTCCTGCTAATCCAATACCTAACATAATGATGACACTCCAAACCACACCATTCATTTTTATCTCCCCTCTTGTTGATGTATCCAGGCTTTTAATTCTGTAAGATATACTCTTAATGCTTCTGCTTTTTCTAAATGCCAAATATTACCACTCTTGAAGTATTCTTGAGTGTGATTATCGATTGCTTTGAGGATATTATGTATCGGTGCGTTCCACGGTTCTCTTTTGGGAGTGTTCCACTCTCGTGGCATTTGTAGTAGTTACATACTTATTATTTATCTGTGCCACTTCAAAAATTGGACTACTTGACAAATCCTAAATATTAACTTATTATGTAAAAATCCCTGTTATGAGCAGGGTCTTTTTTTATGAGATATTGACTGTGATTAGAGCCGTGGAAGGTGCCCTTTGAGAAAAGGGTATACCCCCCTTCTATACGGATGTAGAGTTCAATTAAATTTAGTGCAAAATTTCTTTACTGTAGCCCTGCCCCTTCTGGCAACGGTTACAACCAGTACGGCATCACTGCCATTCGTCAACTACAAGATGCAAGGTCCGCCTCCTCCAGTTCCTGGACAAGCACCTTTCTCAGTTATTAAAGAGTTTGACCTTGTAGATGAAAAGAAGACAGCAATCCGCGAGGTTGCTCCCGCAAAGCCAAAAGAGAAAAGGCTAATTTGTAAAGGGTGTAATGAATACGAAAATAAGACCCTGAGTTTTCTTCAGGATCGTGGTATTAAAGACAAGTATGCCCTTGCCACCGTCATGGGTAATATTCGACAAGAATCTACATTTGTTCCGAATATTTGTGAAGGTGGTGCTAGAACCTCTTATAGGGGTTGTAGAAGTGGTGGATTTGGAATTATTCAGTGGACTTCATCAAATCGTTATCATGGATTAGGTGATTTTGCTGCTCGTTATGGTGGAAACCCTTCTACAATTGACACACAACTTCGGTATATGATTCATGAGACTCAATGGAAAGATATCGAGCATAAACTCAAGCAACCTGGAAACTCGATTCATCACTATATGAGACTCGCACATAATTGGTTGGGGTGGGGACATCATGGTGCCCGCACTTCGTATGCCTATGATTATGCCAACCGACTGATTTTGACTGAAGTTTGATATATAAGGGGAGTGCTGCTTACTCCCCTTTCTTATGTTTAATTTTAACTTTGGAAAGAAACCAAATAAAAAGAAACTTATTATAGTAGGAATTATATTATCAACTCTTATCGCAGCACTCTCACAATGTAGTAAGATAACAGAAAATGGACTTTGGGACTTATTGGATGAGATTCAAAGAGAATTTTTCCCACAAACTATCATTAATGAAGTTATACTTAAAGATCCTGACAAAATAAATCGCAGGGTAGAAAGAGATGTAACTAGAGCAATAGACCAAGTTACTCCAGAATATGACAGAATTATTCAAGAAGCAGACAAGAAGTATCAACCTAGATACATAGAAGAAAAGAATGATGAGAGTCTGTGTTATACTGATGAATGTAAGGCACTCGCACCACCAATGAGACTTTGTGCTCCATGGCTTGACGACTGCCCTAAGGACTGATATAATACTCTCATAGGCAAAGGGGGTCCAAACCTCTTGTAAGTCCTGCCCCTCCCATGCCTCTCATAGAAGCACAAACAGGGAGGTCTCTTG